GTCAGTTGCTGCAGTTAGATCGAAACAGAAATTGTCATCAGACGGTTTTGCGTGATTGTGATTAAAAGTACAATCTTGTGAGAATTTTCTTAATGCATCAAAACATCGATGATGAAGATCTTTCAAACTTGCTTGTGACCAATAGTCAAATATTGCAATAGGCCTAAGTTTCATTTCTGGATCCCTCACGAGACTAATTTTACGTAAATATTCATTATTCTTTGAATTATTAAAGTTTTCTGGATATTTTATATAAATTTTATCGAGTGATTGATAAGGAATTTTCTGAAATAAGGATTTACAGTTATCCATCTTTTGTCTGAGTAAATCTCCACCTAGAATAGCTATATTTTCATATAGATCATCTTCGAGGATATTTATTTCTCCAATTGACGAACAAACTGCCGATCCAAGAGGTCCAGATTTAACAGAATAATGGAATTCCTTAAACTCAGGAGTAAGGTCTGTATAAAAATATTTCTTATAAATGTCCGCCAGCTCATTTCCCGAAATTTCTGGGAGAGAGGTTGGAGGCTCAGTTATAGAATTATAATTAGGCTTTCCTCAGTGATCTATAATCTTACTTGCCTCTAAAAGAGTGTATTGTAATCTTATATGACCAATGTCTCTATTATCTAGTAAGCTATTATTTAGAAATTTTGGAATAATAGATTTACGATGATAAGAAAGATACTTTTGACGTTCAAGTGGTGTACCAGCTAGTATTCTTGACAATGATAATCTTAAGTATTTAATTCTTTTGATTGTTCATTCTAGTCCTCTAGTCTTGATTCACTTTTCTATTATTTCTATTTGACACATATAACTACTTATATCATAAGATGGATACCAAGTATCACGTATTCATTTAAAGATATTAACGAACTGATTTAATTTCATAAATAATTTCTTCTCAGTACGGATCATTTTCACGATCTTAAATTGATTAATTTTATTTTTATCTTTTATCATGTTCGTAGTTTTATGTTGTTATTTGCCTGTAGCTTTCATCTGCTACATTTGGAAGCCCTGACAATAGGCTCTTCTACAAAATGCTAATTAAATCTCTCTTTAATAGAGCAGACATATTTCCGTCTGAGTTCTACTAAGGTTCACCTTTAGGTTAGGATTATCATAACATCCACAAGTTATCTAGTCCACTTTAGAAAGCATATATATATTGTAATCTGAAGCTCCTAAACAGGTTCCGAAGAAATGGATTTGATTAACCGGGGGTAGAAGAGTATCCTCTC